CGAACAACCATACTAGGAAGAATTGGTTCTCCATTCTCATCATGGGGATATATATTATCCGTACATCCCTTTGTTGCAGGGCCACTCAACCCTTGAGTATCAATCTTATCCATTAGACAGTCAATCCAACTTTATCCCAATCTTTCTCAAACTGTTCTAATCCAGCATCAGTCAAGACATGCTTATACATCTTATCAAATACTCCTGTTGGTATAGTACAGATGTGAGCACCATACTCAAATGCTCTACTTACAGATCTTACATCTCTAATAGAAGCACCTAGTATTTCTGTCTCAAATACTTTCTGTCTTGTATATACATTCGCAATATCTTTAATAAGGCATAACCCACCAAATGAGTTATCATCAACTCTTCCTACAAATGGTGATACATACTTTGCACCTGCCTTGGCAGCAAGTATTGCCTGTGATGGTGAGAATATAAGTGTTACGTTTACTTTAAGTAATGTTCTTGATAACTGTCTACACACATATAATCCATCAGGTGTGCATGGTACTTTAATAGTTGCATTCTTATCAAACTTATTAGCAAGTCTGCGGCCTTCCCATAGCATTTGCTCTCTGGTTCCTACAACTTCCATGCTGATGTCAGGTATACCCAAGTCAATTAATTCCTGATAGACATCTTCGGGATTTCTACCACTCTTCATAATTAAAGAAGGATTGGTAGTAATTCCATCTACCAATCCCGTTTCATATCCTTTTTTAATTGCTTCAGTATCTGCAGTATCAAGAAAAATCTTCATCGTTTTAATTGAGTCGTTCATATATTTCCATTATATAGTAAAAATTTTTGGGGTGGGAGGTAAGGTTTGAGTATGCTTACAAACACAGGGCATTGCTACTCTTAGTAAATTTTACTGTGTTGCATGAGTCCCAACTGGTAAGTCGGTTCTATCCCAAAGGAAAGCGGCCACCACGCCTGACTCATCACCTTAACCAGCGTATTGCCAGCAAGTTTATTCAGTCACTCCCGTGTCAGTTCCGTCGAACCAACGAAGTTATTATATACTGCTTTTATTTTCTTGTCAACCCTCTGCTGGAGGTTCTACTACTTCTGGTTCTGCTGGTGCCTCTGCTGGTGCCTCTGCTGCTGCTTCCTCTGCTGTTGGAACAGTTACACCAATTTGCTGTAAATATTCTATTGCACCTAATGCACGAAGAACTAATTCTTTTTTCTGTGCTGCCTTATTATTCAATTCATTTATTTCATTAATAAGAGTTTGTCTTTGTTCCAACAAACCTGCAAGATGATTTTGTTGCTCAGTCATTTTAATTAAAATTATTACATATGATATAATAATATATATACAGGTTTTTGGTGTGGATTATACTCCTATAGTATCATCCAATACCTTATTGTAAGATATACCTAACAAAATGCTAAATACAACATAGGTATATTGTCAGTAAACTTTCATGAAGAGATTTTTACCTTTATTAATGCTTTTGATGACAGGTTCTGCTGTTCATGCGAATGGTTTGCACCATAGATTATCAAGTAGTGTTCAACTCACAACGAATGCTGCTAGCTCACAGGCAATCAGAGTTGGGAATAGTTATGCTATTTCTGGTACTGGTGTTGACACTTCCGTAGGTGATGATGCAGGATATATTGGTTCTCTTGCTGCCCACTCTAGTGGTACTGCTGCTAACCCAGTAGTTGTTGCAGAACAATCAACTGATGGGGCTGCGTTCAGCTTCTCTCAATCATATACTGCTGGTGATGCTGTAGGTTCTGCAATCACAGTTGGTAGTAATGCAGTATTTGGTAATCTAACTACTGTAGCTGTTGGTAGTGGTACTGGTACTGGTACTGTTACATCACAACATGTGGTAACGGCCGTCGGTGGTGGTACTGGTACTATAACCACTGGACAATTTGTGAGTGAAATTACCTTAAATTAAAATGAAAGGTGCTATAATAACAGTATTGTTGTTAGGAACGGCATCATCAGTACGGGCAGTTCCTGTGGTCCCAAATTTTACACAGGGCTCGATGACCTCAAATACCACTACTACGTCTACGGTAACAGAGACGATTAATAGTATGGATTATAATACGGGCTGGCAGTATGTAGTGACTGGTACAGGCGTGGAAAGTGATACTAATTTATCACCTGCTGGAACAACCCAAGCGACAATTACTATAGATGGAGTGACTTCGACATGGAATGGTTTAGATATAAACAATCGACCAGGATTCAAACAATCAATACCTGGAGCAAGTTTCCAATTTTCGGAAAGTTATATCGGGCCAGGCCTCTCAAATCATACAATAATACAAAGAACAACTACAATAGAAAGTGTCACCGACACAATATCAACGTTTACTCAATAGCCAAGAAACTATGTCTACTATTTGCAACAACTGCCATTGCGACCCCTGCGTATGCCGCAGATGTGGGAGGGGTTAGTGCTACTGCTAATCCAATAGCTAATTCCTCTGGCTCTGTAACCAATCAAGCCATACAGGTTCTCCAAGGGCCATACATAACTAATACTTATGGTGGTGGAATCCAATGTCAAGGAGCCACCATGAATATCACACCATATGTGACTGGAACAGGAGCCTTTAAGCGACCTTGGGAAAGATATTATGATGATCCAGTCTATGACGTTCACGATGCAGATGATGATGGACAGATAGATAATCCAGGAAATGTACTATATTATGTTCCTACCAGAACTGGACAACAAGAAATTTATAATTTATCAGCAGGTTTATCTGCTACATGGTCAAGGCCATTAGATAAGGAACTACAAGCACAATGTAAACAAGCAGCAGATACACAAATAAAATTACAACAACAAGTACATGCTAACAAAAGATTAGACTTCGAATTGGCTCGTCTTAAAAATTGTGGCCAACTTATGAAGGATGGTATAGTTTTTCATCCCAAATCACCTTATGCTTCTGTATGTGCAGATGTTATGTTAATAAATCCTGCTGGTATTGTTGCTCCACACCAACATAGTCTTACTTCTTCAACCCCAAACGAAGTGTCCGAATCGCCTGATTCCGATGCCTCTGCTCAATCCTCTTCTCAAAAGCAGAAAGACGCTTCTCTTGTTTCCCACGGATGGCGTTTACCTTGGCAATCACCTTCTTCACAGCAGGTTTCACAATCTTCAGGAGCAGATCTGCTAGGGGTTTGGCAAGTAGGGCAGATGTCGCAGCCACAGCACCAATAGTTGCTGTAGTTGATACTGTTCCTATAGATGGTAAGTACTGATCCATTGTTGGAACAGGTTCCCATATGGTTTCACATACTCTACCATCAGGTGTTAACTTATATTCTTTAATTCTTTCTAGTCCATTAGTAGATAGATCACCAACCCTTCTTGCATTAAGTGGAGGACATTCTACAGGTTCATTGGTGTTACCCCCTGCTGGAGGCGGTTCTGGAGTGTCTAGATCGGGTGTTGGAGGTTCATCTGTATTAACACCTTCATCAACTTCCTCTTCATTTGGATTAACTGTCTGCCAACTAAGCTCTCTATAATCATACTCAGGTGGTTGATAGTAAGGCATCCCATTATCACACAACACTACGTTCTGCTTAGGGTCATCATTAACTAATTGTTTATTTTTATTATTAGGGTTCTTTGCGTTCTCCTTATGTACCCTAACACAACCAGGCATATCAACTATTGGAGTACCTGCTCTAATAGTAACAGGAACTACTGGAGGAATAGCTTGTGGAGGTTCTACCATCCAACTTCTACTATCTGCTATATTAAGATTATTGATATCCCTTACAAAAGGTCTCTTTATCCAAACGCCTCCAATACTAGTGGAGGATTGCCTGACCACGATGTTAGGAATATTAAATCCACCGAGAGTAATATTAGGTACGTCACGAATAGGAGCCATAAGTAAGTTTCCATTCTATTAGTTGTACTGTTCCCAAGCACCTTTTCTATCCCAAGACTTAAAGAATTGTGATTCCCATCCCTCTTTTTTCAAGGAAGGTATTACAACTGAATTAAGGAACTCTCTATTAGTATCTGCTGTCCAACCTATATCATCAATACCGCCACCGATATCAACAACCTTTGGAAGAATACCACCAACAGTAACTACACAGGCAAGGACTGCACTGCAACCCCACACCCACTTCTCTAGTTTACTAATTCTATTATTAAACTGTTGGTGTTCTTTGTCTTTGTAACGAGCAACCTCACCACGCAAGAGATCTATATCTTTTGTTAGAGAAGCAATCTGTGCCGTCTGTTCTATGTCGATATCCTTTTCCATAACTATTTTGGTATCTGTTGTTTGTAATCTTGAACTGGTGGTTTGTATCCTTTTACATTACCAGTCTGAGGTGGGTATGCTTTAAGCAATTGATAGTATACTTCTTCTGCTACTATCTGTCTTATCTGTTCTGCCTTTGCAGTTTCTCTTTTTTCAGGACCACCAGTATAGTTGTCGATGGCAACATTACCACCGACCACCGTACCAGTACCGACTACAACAACTGCTGTACCAGTGGATGCAATCTTTTGTAAGTCCATTAGAATCCGCCAGGAACAGGAAGACCTAGACTAGCACCTTGAGGTGCAGCTGCTTGAGGTGATGAATCAGGAAGACCTACATCTCCTGTGAGAGCACCACCTATAGCACCACCACCGAGACCTCCTGTTACTGCTTCAATTGCTTGTTTTTTGATGTTATCGATAATAGCATCCTTATTGAGATATACAACCCCAACAGTACCAACGAGGGTGACAGATATAACACCACTTGCAATAGCGATTCCATTTATAATTTTTTGCATGACTCTAAAGTTTGTAAGGTTCTTTGTTATCAGTATCTGAGACACCAACTATTTTAAGAGGTGCTTGCTCAATACGAATAGTTTGAGTAGGACCAGCCTTAGCAATGATTGCCTCAATATCTTGTGCTGTAACAGGAGGAGGACCACCGTTAGGACCATTACCATTGCCGTTCATCTTCATCGTACCGTCACCCTTTTTACTGGCTGTCTGAATTCCAAAGCTCGCTAAAACTCCTGTGAACACTGAAGCTATAAATGTCGGATCGATTTTCTGTTGAGGAACACCTGGAATAGCAACATAATTTAAAGTCAATATTCCACCCGACCAGGCAAGGACCGTAATGCGTACAAATGTACTGATGATAGCAGCTTGTTCTTCAGGATCTGGAAGTATAGCATCTTTGACTTTACCAAAGACACCTTTCTTCTTTTCCTCTACAACTTCTTCTACTTTATCATCTAAAATTTCTTCAGCCATATATTTTTAACAACTGAGCCTATTTATAAAGTTGTAGGTTGTTTTTTCTTACCTATATTATACTTAGACTCAAGAGTCCATTCACCCTTTTCTTTATAAGCAATAACTTTTATCTGACTAAGAGGTGCTGCATTAACTATTGCAGATTCTTTAACAACGTTAACTAATCCCCAATCAGATAATAATCTTATAATTCTATTCCTTCTCTGTAGATCATTTTCAGAAAGATTTGCTTTCTTACCATCTAAAGCAAACAATTCTTTAAAATGTACTATGTAATACTGTCCCTTCTTATGAAGGATATGACATGATTGATATAACTTCTTTTCTTTTCTTGAAGCAACACCTATACGAGTAAGAGTTTCACGAACCTTTAGAAAATCATCAGGTTCTTTCAAACTCACCTCAACCATATCGTCTTTTGTCCATTGGACTTCGACTTCATTCATTTCTTACCTCCTTTATTCAGTTTTTCTTTAATGTAATCTAGTTGTTTTGGAGTTAAGATCCTTAAGGCTTGAATTGCTTTATCATTACTATAACCATAGTATTTTTTCACAAGGTCAAGATCTTTCACTTTCTCTTTTTTGCCCCAAGGAGAGAATCTTCTCTTAGGTCTCACTGTATTTAGATAAAAAGAATATTGTAATTTCTTATCCAAGTTAGGATACCGATTCATCTCATTAGCAAATGCTAGTGTGTCCATGTGATGTGACAGGCATTTGTTAATGACATAAGGAGGATAATTCTTTTCCCAACCAGGATCATCTTGCATAAGATCTTCCTTGTTAAAATTAATACTGTTCAAATAATCCTTAAGAGGATAACGATCATCATATGGCATAGTTAGTTAACACAAGTTCTTTACGTTCTGCTTGCTCTTTCATATAGTCACCTGTAGAACGCATACTATAAGTTAAATCAAACTCAGCAGCATACCAATCTTTAAATCGATTTCGTATAACCTGAGTACTATTATATGATATCATCTGATGGTTAGTCTGTCCATCACAATCTGCTGCAAACTTATCATGATCAAAATACTTGTGCATCTCACCCCTCTTACCATAGATAGGTATTCCAATCTCATAAGGTGGATCAAAATAAGTAAAGACATTCTTATTATCAGTTTTCAAATCTTCATAAGAAAGATTAGTTATCTTCCAGTTCTCTATCAACTTAGAATATCCTGGTAACTTCTCTATGCCTCGTAAACTGAAATTGGACTCACTGGCTTGTTTGGAGAAGGAACTCGATTCGGTAAGACCAGAGAAAGAACACTTATTAACAATATAAAAACTAACAGCACGAGTGGTGAGACTGGCTGAGGTATCGTTAACCAATTCCTTACAATCGTTAAAAAGTTCTTTTGCTTTTTCTGGTGTTGAGTATGCTGTTTTAAAAGTTCTGAGCCTGGTCGTAATTTCATTGCCTTCATGTTGTAGTTGTTGCCAAAAGTTAGATAGAGGTTCATACAAATCATTTACCCATATCTTCAGATGAGGATAGTGTTTTGTCATGTATAGAGCAACAGAACCACCTCCAAGAAAAGGTTCTCTATACTCATTATACATACTCATCTCTGGTAAGTATCGTGACATCTTTGTGATAGCACGTGACTTACCACCTGGATAGCGAAGAGGGGTTTTCAATGATTTCATTTTTTAGTAGTGTTGCTTCGTGTTCTGTTGTGAATTGCTATAAACTTATCACCAGCAAATGTGCCACCAAGACACACATCAATCTCATCACCATCTAACCAGTTCATATCACCATTCATTTTGGTGTGTAACATGGCTTCTTGAATCTTGTCAATAACTTCTTGAGTTAACTTCATTCTTCTTCCTCCTCTTCTTCTTCATCGGGTGCATCCTCAAACTCTTGGGTCTCTGAATTCCACTCCCACCATTCACATTCACATCCTGACGACTCTAAGAACTCTCCAAGTTCTTTTGTCTCTGGATCCATTTCATAGTGGCAATGTCTTAACCAATCAACCTCAACATCACACCAACTCAACTTATTATCTTTGACATGCTTAATAAGATATTCATCTAAATCAATATCCTTAAAGTCTCCAAATCCTGGAGTGTAAGTAATGTAATCTCCACCATTATCATCAGATATGTGGACATCTGCTGCTGACCTTTTCATGAAGCAATATTTCTTTTCATCTGGGTAAAAGAATCCTTCATGCAATCCTATTCTACTCATTCTTCTTCCTCCATAGGTGTTGTCCAATCATACTCTATCTTACCATCTTTATAGTAATATCTGTCGGGTTGAGATTCACCCATGTCCTCTACATTCCAATAAATTTCATCATCATATTCTTCTTTAGTATAGATGGCATATCTTCTCCAATGAACTATAAAATAGAACTCATCTTTAATCCAATCACTCTTCTCACAAAACTCTAATAACCATTTCTCAATGTCATTAGTCTCAATACCATTCATTCCTGGTGTGAACTCTTCATCTTCACAATCAACATACTTATAGTCATCATTCTTTTCTTTATAGAACTCACAAAATGTCTCATAGTCATATTGATAAGCATCAAATTCTTTAGGAGATGTCCACAACTCTACAGTTGCCATACACCATTTATCAAAAGAAATTGTAGTGTCATCATAATCACCTACCTTTTCACCCTCTACAATAAGAGGCTTATATTCATCAGTCATAAGTCACCTTCTTTTCTATTTTCAGATTTGTGAACATCAAACTCACCACCAGGATAACGTGCTTTAAGTTTATCTACATTCATCTCAATTACTTCATCTATTGTAGTATCAAGTGCCATACATGCTTGAGCAAGATACCAACAGATGTCACCTAGTTCTCTCTTCATATGATAAACATTTTCATTATTATATGGTTTACCTTGTAGAATAATCTTCTTAACTATCTCAGTAAACTCACCTGACTCAGCAGTAAGTCCAAGTGCAGCAGTTAACAACCTTGGAATGTCTGCATCATCCTCTACATCAAGTGATGTGATACGAGAAATCAATGCTGCAACATCTGTGCTTGGAAGACTTGTAACTCCTGTAACAAAGTCCAGATATTTTTTAGTGTCTACTGTCATTTTAGAATATGCGAATGTTTTTTGCTAAACCAAGTTTCTTTAATAATACTATATGATACCATGTTAAGTCAATCTGTCCACGTTGTAAACCCTGTTTAGCAGAACTAGGATAAGCATGGTGATTATTGTGCCATCCTTCTCCAAAAGTTAGTGCTGCTACCCACTTATTATTACGTGAATTATCATCAGTATCATATGGTCTTTCACCCCATGTATGAGTTGCAGAATTAACTAACCATGTTACATGATATACCACAACTAACCTAAGAAATATACCCCACAATACATAAGACCATCCACCTAAAAGATAAAGTGTAAGACCTAAAGGGATTTGTAGGAATAGGAACCACTTATCCAACCATACAAAGTAAGGATCTTTTCTCATATCACCTGCATATCTTCTAACTCTTTTCTCACCAGGTACTCTAACAAACATCCATCCTATATGACTCCACCAGATTCCTCTTTTAGAATTATGAGGGTCAAGTGCTTTATCAGAATGCTTATGGTGTTGTCTATGTAAACCTACCCATGTAACAGGTCCATACTCTGCACTTAATGCTCCACATGTAGCAAAGAATCTTGCTAACCATTGAGGAACTTTAAATGATCTATGTGATAACAATCTATGATACCCTAGAGTAACACCAAGACATGCTGTAACCCAATACAGAATAAGAAGAGTTGCTACTGCTCCCCAACTCCAAAACTGAGGGAGAAGTGCAACTCCTGCAAGAATATGAATCAATAGCATGAATAATATAGTTGGCCACTTAATCATTAGATATCACAATCATTATGTTTACATGCATAGTCATCAGATTCTGAATAAATCTGAACATTAGGAGTAATAGTAGTTGTAGACTTATCTTCTCTTCTACCAT